AAAGCGAAAGCCTCATAAGATAGATAGAATCCTACACCTGGCTTTCCTAAGATACCAGGACTTGCCTGAGCCGCAGAAAACACAATGTTTAAAGCTGCAAGGATAGTACCCGAAGCCCATGCTGCTGAGCCTGTATCTCCTTCAAGGAAGTCTGCACAAGCAGAAGCGTCAATACCTGCTTCGTCAACTACACCATCGTTAGATAGGAAGCCTGTTCCGAAAACTGCACCTGCATCTCCTTGCCAAATTAATTTTTCAAGGTGTGAACCAGTTCTTTCAGCAACCGCCCCTAAAAGGAAGTCAGACCATGCTACGGGTAACTCCCCGTTACGCTCCATGCGTCCGTTAGCAGCAATCCACGTTGGGTACATAGTACCTCTGCAAATCTCCTCCATAACAGCTAAGTCAGATGGGTTAAGAACTTGCTCTGTTAAAGCAACGTTAGAACCATCGTTAAAAGAGCAGTTAGCTGCTTGGATAGTGTCGGTTGTAGCTAATCCGCTAATAACGGTTTTACCTACTATACCTTCTAAAAAGCGGCAACGCCCTTTAGCGATTGTTTCTGCACCGAGTAGTGCAGCAGTTACATAAGGCAACGCCAACTCACCCGCGTAGGTGTTGGTACTTGCATCAATGTCGAAGTTGTACTTCTTATTTAATGATAAATTCATCGGTGAGAATTTTGTATAATGTGTAGCGCACGGTCTACACCGTTTAATTTAGTTAAGTCTTTCTTCTTGTGCTGAGAAGAAAGGTTAGTTGGGGAAACATTAAGTCCCGCTTCCGCAGGTTTGTTTTCTAATGCTTCAAGTCTTTTGCTTATTGATGTAAACGCTTCTTCTAAAAGTTCGCTCATATCTTCTTGTGGTGTTTCTGCTTCTAACTCAACCTCTACTTCAGGTTCGTATATGTCTGCTACCACTTGTGCGATAGCATCTCTTACAGATTCGTCAAGGTCTGGGAATCGCTCTGCTAATACATCACGGATCTTGTCGTAATCCATTTCTTCCTTCACGTCTTCCTTTTCGTCTTCTATTCCGTCTTCGTAGCCTTCCTCTTCTGCTTCGGGGATATCTTCCGCTAATTCCAATTCTACCTCTACTTCGATTTCCTCCTCATCATCAGATTCAAAAGAGTCCATTTTAGATTCATCGTTAACGATAACCTTACGTCCGTCTTCTAACGTGTAAGTTCCTGCATCGAGTTCTACGGTGCTTCCGCTATCGTCTATAACGCGAACTTCTACACCTGGTTCAAAGGCATCTGCTTCGGTTACGAGTACACGCCCATCGTCAATCTTGACTTCGGCATAGAGATTCGTTTTGGGTAGTCCCATAATCTCACGGATTTTTTGTAGTGTGTTCATTTGTGTATAGCTTTACAAGGTTAAAAACAGATTTCTTCAATCCGTTTATTTTATACCTTCTCTACTTTGTAGTTTGCGCTGTATAACATAACACCGTTAAGTTTTACTTCCTCGTATCCCGATACATCGTGGAACATCTGACCCCATAACTCAGCCGTCCTCTTGCTTCCAAATAAGGGCTTATCGTTTAAAAACGATGTAGGCTTTAACTCATCTAAGATAATGGCTTTAAGCTGCTCTAAAATGGCTTTGTCTTCAGGGCAGTTCTTGCATAGCTTTCCTTTCATCATCTCTACTAAACGATCCGTGAAGTATCCCTCCACAGAGAAGCCACGCACGTCTTTCGCTTTTACCTTCTCCCAAATATCTTGGTTGTTGACTTTTACAGATAGCATCCAAGTTCCCATAGGTAAATCGAAACCATACAAAGCAGCCTTATCCATTCGCTTATCCTCGATTAACCAAGATTCGACCACGGTTACCCCGTCAATTTTAGATTGATGTTCTAAAGTGCTTTCGTTGGTACGTGCTTCTTGCATGAAAAGTTCCATAGCATGGCGAACGGTTTCTTTAGAGAAGAAAACATCGTATTCCTCATCGTCTTCGTCCAACCTCATGATAAGTTTTTCAGGTATCAAGGCAGGACCTATCAATAAACGCTTCTCGTCATCGGTTGCGAACTGCATCTTCTTATCTTGGGTAGCACTTAGATACACCCAATTTTCTTCTATGGCAGGAAAACGTACTAACGATACCGCCTCGATTCCAGTAAGTTCGTCTTCGTCAATTAATAACTCTACTTGTTTTCTCATAATGGTAAAAATAGATATTTGCTTTATGTTTATTTATAAAGATGCCATCGCTTTCAATTGCGCTACTAAAGCACTTTCATCGGCTAATTGACTTTGGACTACAAAGGCTTTAACTGGTGGGATAGCTTCTTGTACTTGGGTTACTCCTTCAAGGTTAGGTGTTAATCCTAATTGAACCCCCGCACTACCTCCACCCCCGCCACCTGAAGATGTGCCGACTGCACCCGAAGATGCACCCGCTTGATTCATTACGCCTTTTATAGAAGCGAAAGAAGCTAATACCATACCTATCATCTGAGCCGTAAAAAGGGGTGACATAATAGGGGCGGCAGGACCTGTTGCGGCAGCAGCTACTTGTGCAGCTTTAAACGCTTCAGACATTGCAATAGCTTGGTTCACTAAGATTTGAGATATGGCTAATCGCTTTTGTGCTTTCTCAGTTTTTGCCATAGACTTTAAAGCGTCAAACCCTGATGCGACTATCCCTAACCTCGCAGCACGTACTGCATCAGCCGTAGCTTTCTCTGCATCGGCTACCGTCTTTAATCCTTTCAAACGTTTTAGGTTCGCATCTTCTTCAGCCTTCCCCATAGTTTCTAACCCATCTAAAAAGGTCTTCATCTGTGTGGCCTTTTCTGCTGCTGCTTGGGCGTTTATTATATTTAACTTGTTTCCCAAAGTCGTTTGCATCTCTGCCGATTCGGTACGTATGTTTATTAACGCAACCTCTAAATCTACTAACTTCTGTTGGTCGGCTTCCACGTTTTCACTCAAAGCCATATTAGCCTTTTGAATATCAACCTCTTCTTGTGCTAACCTTTGGCGTTCGGTCATTAACGCCTTCTCAATATCTATCGCCTTTTGTGCTGCCACTAACCTATCTTCTAAGGTTTGTGTAACGTCCTCCGCGACTAAGTTATACTCCTTTATTTGCGCTCTCCCTTCGGCAAAACCTAAAGCTAAATCGCGTTGGTCTTTACGTAATTGAATAGAACGGTTTGAAAGTTTGGTTGCGGCACTAACAGCATCGTTAATCTCATCTACCAACCCTCCAATAGCAGGTATGATTTCTAATATTGTTTCAGCTACTGCCTCGCCAACAATTACAAGAGGATTTAATGCCCTGTTTAATTGAACAGCCCCTGCTGCGGCATCTAACATAGCACCTTTAAAATCACGATTCCAAAGTTTTGAAAAAGCCGAGCCGAGTAAACCAATACCAGACATTAACTTATCCACCTTATCCATCACGAAAGACTCGATAGCTTTTCCGATTCCCTTTATCGCATCCATAGGGTTGGTAAATACACCTATCAAAATTTCACCTAATGACGAAGCGGCATCGGTTAATTTGGCGAAGATTATCTTAACCCCTGCCATAGCTATCTCTAACTTCTCCGCACCCTTTTGGGTTTGTGTAAAGTATGCCACCAAAGAACCAACCGCTATAACTAACGCCCCGATTCCCGTAGAAATCATCGCGCCCTTTAAAGTCTTCATTCCGATAACCGCTTTCTTTACCCCTCCCGCAATTCCTTTAAAGGCAGATAGCGCACCGCCCGTCATCTTATCAAGGGAAGACGAAGCCATATCTACGCTCCCACTTAGGTCTTTGGTTTTGTTATCTACTTTGGTTAGGTCAGAAGATACCTTTTCCGTTCCTGTTATCGTTACCCCTACTTCTATTTTCTCAGCCATTGTTTCTTGCTTTTATTCCTTGCTTAACTTTTCTCCAAAACCCTTTAAATCCCGTGTATTCAAAAAAGCCATATAAGATAAGAGAGTAGTTATCTTTTATCACCTCTCTTTCTTGCGCTAACTTCAAAGTGTACGGCATAGATTTACCTACGTTATTGATATATTGTTTCATTCTAAGTAATTATAACCGTTTTTGTGTAACTGAAATCGACATACGTAACTTCACAATCTAAGTGCCATGCAAGGACCGTATCCGTAGGACCAGTACATTGCAAATCTACCCCACGGTTTCCCGCAAAACCTGTCTTACCTGCTGAACCTACCATGCTCAAAGTTCGCGTTCCTGCATCTGCGTCTTTCTCTTGGAAATCTACTTGCTCAGAACTACCCACTACGGTAATCGTTCCCCCTACGTTTTTCACTAAGAAAGTCCACACCTGAAAAGCTGAAGAACCATAAGAACCTGTGGCGCGGATTACATGAGTTTGAACGCTCAACGCCCTAACGATAAATCGTGCCATCGTATCTAAGGGTATTTGTAAAGCTGACGTTTCCCCCACTATCCCATTTGGGGTGGCTGTTTTTACCGTGGATGAATTAGTCTGGGCATAGTAAACGAAAGTTTTATTTACTGAGTTCGCTATACTTGCTACATTCTGTCCCCGTGTAGAGTGTTCTCCTAAGACGGGGTTGATATTTCCCACTCCCCCACGTTTGCGAGTATGAAATCCACCTACCCCCTTCAAGTCGTTCACTCCCCCTACCGTATCATCGGTCGGGATTCCGTGAGGATTCCACCCTCCAAGTCCCGTAGTAGGATCGCCACTTCCCCCTCCACCCCCTCCGTAGTTCCAAAAGCATTCCGTGCCATCCCAAAAGTAGTTGTAGTCGTTACAACACACTTCGCTTTGTACTACTGCCCCTGTTACATCATTCTGAAACTGAACTATCCCGCTTGAAAACAAAGTCACAGGAGAAGCATCACAAGAAGATGAAGTATCGGCTATTTGTAAAGCACCGATTTTAAATATCTTCTTCAGTAACTGAACTTTAGTTGGGGTATTTGTATTCGGTTGGTAGTTCTCTATCTTTAGAACACGATATGCTGTGTCTTCTATCACTACTTCGTCATTGAATTGGAAGTTATGAATATCTGATGCGGTAAGGTATAAGGAACAATTCAACACCCTTGCATCAGTATCGTAGTACGAAGCGAGAAACTGCTGCCAGTACCTCTTAAAATAGCCCTCCGAACTTGGAGTAGTTCCAAAGACTACCCCACCCCAAGAGTTCGGGGTTTGAAACTGCCATGATAACATAGGAGAGTCCACCGCCATTTGCGCCCCTGCATTGTAGTAAGGTAAACAAAGCGGGTAGCTGTAAGTAATCGTTTCCCCGATGTAGATTCTATCGTCAGGTAATAACGCCTCCAGTCCGTTGTGATAAAATAGCTTCGGTTTACAACTTGCCAAAGGTCCTTCCGTACCATAAGAATAACCTTGATGGATAACTAAATTAGGCGCATCTGTTATTGAACTATTATCTTGTCGCGGAACAGGGTTAACATGGAAAGGGGAGAAGATAGGATTGTTTTCTAAATTCCCTGTAATGAAATCTCCGTTAATCTTCTGTTCGAAATTACCAAATACAGAACCGTAGGTATTTTGGTTAGATACATTCCTATTGTCTTCGTCTTCTAAATCTGAGAACTTTATAAACTGCTTCTTTAATTTCGTGGTAGGGGAAACTATGCGCTCTTGTGATAGGTCTAATTTCTGCGTCCAGTCCTTTCTCGTTCCTGCACTTATGTAATCGCTCCACGGCATTACCGTTAGATTCTTATTGTTGGCTGCATCTGCCACTACTACCAAATTGAATCTTTGGACAATATCTGTTAAGAAATCCTTTTGCGATATGTTCGGCATATTAGCAGGAGTATCACACACCCCCGCTAAAGACCCTGTAGAAACTATCGTGCAATATGTACCTACCGCTAATAAGTCAACGCTATAACCTACCGATGTATTCGCTAATGCTTTAATATCAAGCGTTTCACCCGCTATCCCCTGAACAGAAAAGATTAAAGTGTGTGTAGAAACTATAGCAGCACCTCCGTTATTTCCCGCTAAATCTATGTTCGGGGAGAAGTCTGTACCAATTGAACCTTCTGCAACCAATTTAACCGTAGCCCCATTGGTTAGGGAAGCAGGACCTGTATCAAACGTGGCTGTAAATACTCCGTTATATTGTCCTGTATATGGAAAAACATAAGTTCCCCCTATATTCCAATCATCATTCAAGTCATATAGATAAGGCGGGTTATTCGATGCCCCTGCTCCCGTTTGCGTAGGAAATAGAATAGGTTGCCATGAGTTAAGGTCATCACCTAAACTTCCCCATGTTTTTATATTTGTAGCTGCTGTATTAGCTACTTGGCTTTGGTGTAGTGTGGTCGTAGCCATACTCTCCCTATCCGTCCCTAAAGTCATATAAGCCTTCGTAAAAGCATCGCTTGTAAGGAAGGCATTAGATGTTAATGTATATCCCGCTACGTTTATTATCTTCTCAAACAATGCCTTTAACTGGATAGCAGGTTTAAGGTCTTGCGCCTGTAGAAAACTGTTTTCCGCTAACCCTTGATTTTGAAAACCGTTATTCTCTAACCACAGAAAGTTGTAATCACCGACATTTCCGTAGTCTATGATTGGGAAGATGATAATACCATTGCCCACACTCCCTTGCGTTACGTCATTTGTTAACGTCCATGAGTTGATAACGTTAGCATCGTTAACATTCACGTTATAGGATGTATCTATGGCATCATTAACACGGAAAGCGTCTATGAGTTTCTTCTCTTGTATCGCTCGGAATAGACTCCCCTCATTACCTAAGACGGCTATCTGATAAACCTCTTGCTCTAAAGAACAATTTAAGAGTTGAAGCGTTCCACTAATAACAGGTATACCGTCAACGTGGATGCCGCAGTTTGTTTTTATATCGGCATCGAATTTAGAAGTAGACGATGCGGATAAAGACACATCGGTTTGGACATTGATATTGTAAAACTGACGAAAGAACTTATTATTGGCAGAAGAAAAAGGTAGGTTGAAAGTTTGAGAATAGGGGCTATTCCTACCAACTAAATCACCCGCAGTTCCCACCTCATAGTTTAAAGAAATCGCACCCGCGTTTTCAATATCTAAAAGGTGTTGTGTATTACGTTTTTGGTCGTAACCGAATAACTCTATCATCTTAGGGCAGGTCTTTGTTTACCATATTCAAAAGATACTTGGTAGGTAAATGCACCCCCTTCGTTAAGGTTGCTTTTACGTATCCAATTCTTATCTGTTAAAACTATCGGGATAGCTGAACCATCATAGTTGAGAAGCTGAACTTTAGGAGATAGCCAAAGGTTTTCTAAAAAGGCTACTTCGTCTTCGTTATACAAATCGGTATTGGCAACCATCGTTTGACGTGCTTGTATCTGTGTGGTAGTTAATCCACCCTCATCGCCTCGGTAAGCAAATTGAACGCCTGTATTAGCTGTTTCCCAATTCCCCGCTACTTGGTCAAAGGTCTTGCGTTCTATATTGCTTGTCGTTCTCTGGTGCTTTAAAGCGAAGGGTTGATAGTCCCATGCCCCTAAAGAGTTTTGCCACGCTAAAGTTACATAGTTGTATTTGTTCGTTCCGTTAAGATTCCGATATATACACGAAGCAGATTTAACCGTAAAGCGATAGCATAGGGAAGCCATAGAAGCCGTTGTAAGGTTAGTGGGTACGGTTACACTATCCTTCATAAAGATAACCTCGTAGTGCGCCACCGTTCCCGCATCGAAGTGCGTAGAGAATCCCGCATCTATTGTTTGCGATGTTAGGTTTCTCGGTCCTACTCCTAAATATTGCAACCTTTCAAAGTCTTGGTCTGAATTTGCGGGTGTCGTTCCCCCATCTGTTCCAGCAGTAAAGAAGGCAGCGTCAAGTGATGATCCTGCGGAGTTGTAAAGAGAAACATAAGCACTAACGGCATCGGATGAAACGGGAGAAGTGTCATCCATAAGCACCGCCAAAGTTCTCCATTCGAAATTCGTGACGTTTTGATTTATCACACTTACATCGGAAGCTAAAGTAGATGTGTATTCAGTAGTAATTTTTCTATCGCTAAGAACCTTTTGAGTAGAAGCGTTAGGAAGGAATGCATCCAAGTAGTTGTCACCTGAAGAAGTATAGATACCTCCCATATCCCAGGTGTTCGCCATCTGCATCCCCGCACTCATAACACAACTAACATAGTTGGTAGGGATTACATCAAAATATTCTGTTGGTGCATTGGTTGTTGTAGTAGAATACTCTTGTCCGAAGTTTACTTTTATCTTTCTGTAATTTGTGCCGTCATTATTTACCCAAATTTTAGTCGTAGAGTTAGAACCTAAAGTGTGGATGGTATCGTTAACGAAACCCGCAGAACTTGTTGAGGAATCGCCTGTGGTGATAGCTACGTAATCAGCTATGATTTTATCTATCCTAAAGACACCCGCCCCTGCTCCATTCGGTTCTATCTTTATACGTGCCTGTTTCGCGTACGCATAGGGCGTAGTGGTATCTGCTATGTAAATATCAGCTATGTACTTGAACTTATAATATTGCGGTACTGTACTCGCCTGTTCCGTAGAAGTCACTACAAAAGTTATCGGTTCAAAAGCACCATGTACCAACCCTGTACTCGGTCCTTGTTCTAATGTCATACTCATTTCGCTTCTATATTTTTATTTGATGTTAAACTCTCCCGTATTGCACTCGCTATGTCTTCGCCTAATGCTTGGGATAGCCATTGCATCGCTTTCGGTTTAAGCCGTTTTAAGGTGTCTGAAATGAAGAACGTAGGCTTTAGTCCTCTATGCCAAATCGCGTTCGAGATAAGGTACACTAAAGACTTCCTCGGAAGGAATCTACCTTGTGCATCTCTTGT